AAATTCACGGCAAGCAATGATGTCAACGTAACGGTCACAGTAGAGGATACAACGTGAGGAGATGAGCGGTTATGATGAAACTTTTACAGCAGGTCAAAACTGCAATGAGGATAAGTCACGACCAGCTCGACGTAGCGTTCGAATCGGATATTCAGACGGCAGCCCTCGAGCTATATCGCTCGGGGGTTCAGCCGTATGTCACGGATCAGTCCGGGCAGATCGTTATCGTTGACGGAGAACGGCAGATAATAGACGACGAACTCATTCACAAAGCCATAGAACTGTACTGCAAGGCTCAAGCCGATTACAACGGCAAGGGAGAGCAGCTGCAGCAGGCTTTTCAGAAACTAAGTGATTCACTTGCATTGTGCGGGGATTACGTACTGGTAAAGTAATATGTTCAATTCAATCATCACTCTGATCAAGACGGTCCCAAACGGGACCGTCGATTCATATGGTGATCCGGCAGACGCAGTGATCGAGCGGGATCTGTTCTGCGCGATCCTGTCTATCGGACAGACGGAGTTTTACCAGGCTCAGACTATTGGCATTAAACCGCAGCTTAAAGCGGTTATTTCGGACTACCTCGATTATCACGACGAAGAGGAGGCTGTTGTTGACGGGATCCGTTACAAGGTGCTCCGCACTTACCGGGAGATGTCGAACGAGCTTGAAATAACCCTATATGGAGGTGTACGCCATGCCGATGCCTAAATCAGTCACTCGTCAGATCGGAGACAGCGGTCTCAAGATCATCGACAGCGTGGACAAATGCCAGTATACGATCAACGAACTCTGCAGAGCAGCTTTGAGGGATGTTGGTAAGTATGTAGTCATCACAACAAACAAGAAGGCTCAGAAGCTTCCCGGAATGTCGAAAAGCAAACGTGTCAGAGGCACAAAGCACGCTTTTCAATATTGGGTAAGGAAAAACGTCGGACTGTCTGACTGGCCGGATCTTCAGGTCGGAGCCAGGCATGACACATGGTACGGCGTCAACCAGGAACTCGGGACAAACCGCATGAAGAAAAAAGGCTTTCTTATGGCTGCAGTTTCCGAGAATATCCCGAATATCATCAAGATCGAATCACAATATCTCTCTGCTTTGAACGACGAAGCAGTAGCGCTCTCAAAGATCAACGAGAGCGAATACACGGGACAGGAGGATGATGATTTTGCGCTTACTTAAGGACGAACTCGAAGAGTATCTCGGGGCGTACTACATGGAAGCTCCTGAACACGCGAAATATCCGTATGCCGTGTTTGAATTGAACCGGTTATCGGAGAATGACGAACGTCAGGCGATCATCCTCGAGATCAATGTATGGGATAAACACAAGTATTATTCCCGGGCAGAAGAAATGATGGATACCATCGAAGGACTGCTTCACGGGACTTATGAACTATCAAACAGTGACATCTTTTATTGCTTTAACGGAGCGCGTCAGCCGGTCCCGGATGACGACAAGCAGATAAAGCGGATAAGAGAACAATTTGAACTTTACTATTACGAAAGGTAGGTACAAAAAATGAGAAAGTACAGCGGTTTTACAACCGAAACGGCAAAAAGCTTACTGCTTAATGCCGGTGCATTTTTCAAAAATTTCGATCCTGCAACAGATACTTATGACAGTGCGGTTGCAGCGGGCAAGCTGATCGGTGCCACAAAGGGCGGCGGAGAGTTCTCCGCAGTTCCGGAAGTTCGTCAAATTGAAGTCGACGGAGTGTCAGGACGCGCGAAGGGACTCGAAATCATCGATTCATGGGAAGTCTATCTGAAGGCAACCGTACTCGAGATCAAGAAGAACACCATTGCTAACGGCCTCGCCGCTTCAGCAGTTGATACGACCACATCAGACGACTACGACATCATCAAGGCCGGCCAGACACTCGAGCTGAGCGATTACATTGACAATGTTGCTTGGGTTGGAACACTTTCCGGATCCAATAAGCCTGTAATCATCGTAGTTAAGAATGCTGTCAATACCGACGGACTCACACTCACAGTAGAGGATAAGAACGAAGCTTCTATCCCGATGACATTCTACGGCCACTATGAGCAGGACGACCTTGAGAATCCTCCGTTCGAGATCTACTATCCGAAGGATACTGGCTTCTACGGAGTCAAGGTTACAACCAACGGACACGGCGACGCAGCTGCTACAGTCAACAGCGGAGCAACCGGAACAGTAGTAGGCCTTGCGGCTGAACCTCACACCGGTTACGAGTTCGACAAATGGACAGTCATCAAGGGCGGCGTGTCAATCGTCGATAACGAGTTCACGATCGGAACAGCAAATGTTGTGATCAGAGCGGACTTTGTAGCAACATCATAAAATAACATCAAGGAGGCAGAAAATGAGAAAAATCAAGACAAAGGACGTGTTCAAACTGGCACGTCTCATAAAAATATCAGGAACTAAAGAAGAGTTGACCGAGATCTTAGGGGCATCCAAATCACAGGATGCCTCAGAGATCGGATTAAAAGCTATCATGACCTTAATAACCGCGTGCGGCGAAGAAGAGACCGAGAAGGGAATATATGAGCTTCTCGCAGATATCGCCGAGAAGAAACCGACGGATATTGAGAACATGGAGCTCGAAGAGCTCTCGACGTTTCTGAAAGAAATATCTGAACAGAACAACTTATCAAATTTTTTCGATACGGCGGTCAAGTCAGCCTAGAGCTGTTTGATCTGCTGTATTCACGCTATGGCGCAGGCGCAAAGGATATTCTTGAACTCCCTTTTGAGGAGGGCATGGATATCCTTTTTGTTGCGCGCAGACAAAGCAATGAAGATCGTTTGTTCCTGAGGTGGTGCACTTCACTGGCCGAGATGTCGTTCGAAGAATACAAGGAAAAAGTCGGCTGGTACAACCTCATCAGAAAAGAACAGACGAAACAGGTAAATCCCCATGAAAACGAACAAACGGAAGAAGAAATTCTTGCCGGTGTGAAAAATATATTAGGTTAACGCTTATGGAAATATTCAAGCTGTATGGCTCCGTCTTAATTGATACTGAAAAAGCTATGTCATCCATGCAAAAACTTGTTGGAGAAGCTGACAAATTCGGCTCAACTATCGGCAACAAGTTCAAGGATATCGGCAACAAATTGACAGGTATCGGAGACAAATTGACATCAGCCGGAGCGAAGATGACGGCAACTATCACCGTCCCTCTGGCCGCTATCGGGAAACAGGCTCTCGACACAGCAGGCGATGTCGATAAAACCATGCAGCTTGTCAAATCTACAATGGGAGCTACAACAGAACAGGCGAAGAAGCTAGATGAGGCTATAGAAAAAGCAGCCTCTAACTCTACTTTGAAGGTCGGCGACGCAGCGAATGCCATGCTCAATTTTGCAAGGCAGGGCTTCACAGCTGAAGAGGCGATCAACCTGCTCGAACCGGCAATGGCTCTCGCTGTCGGTACAGGAACAGATCTCGACACGGTATCATCCGGTCTTGGTAACACATTAAAAGCCTTTCAAATATCAGCAAAAGACTCGACAAAAGTCACTGATCTGTTGGCAAAAGCACAGGCATCAGCCAATACAACGACAAGCGGACTGCTTGACGCTATATCGATTGCAGGTCCGATCTTTAAGACTGCCGGATGGGATCTCGATGATCTGGCTACGGCCACAGGTATATTCGGAGATCACTCCATAGAAGCTTCGGAAGGCGCTAACGCGCTCAAAACAGGTATAGCGCGCCTGCTAGCTCCGACGGGCGATAAAGCCATAGGATGGATGAAAGATCTCGGCCTCATGACTGAAGATAATAAGAATCAGTTCATTAATGCCGATGGAACCGTCAAGGATTTCAGAACAACTCTCGAGATGTTGCAGGAAGCCTTCGGAAAACTGACCGATGCCGAAAGACTGCAGGCAGCGGAAGCTATCTTTGGAAAGATGCAGATGTCAAGATGGCTCGTACTTATCGAGGGAGGAGCTGAAGCATTCGACACGCTGAATCAGAAGATCATTGAGAACGCAGGCTACAGCCAGCAGCTGTCGGATGCTCTTATGAACGGACTGGGAGGAGCTATCGAGAGACTGAAAGCCTCATTTGATGTATTTCTGAAAAACGTCGGGGATTCGCTTGGAAGAGTGCTTGCGCCACTTATCAAATATATCACAGAACTACTCGACAAATTCAACTCACTCGACGAAAAAACGCAGGATCAGATTGTTAAGATCGGGCTCATAGTGGCCGCAGTAGGTCCGCTGCTCATGATTTTGGGTACGTTGTGCGGAGCTCTCGGAAATATTATCTCATTCGCAGGCACAATCATTAACCTGATCAGCGCCGTTCCGGGAAAGATCAGCGCGATCGTGGGAGCGCTGGGAAAAATCCCCGAAATACTTTCGACGATATGGTCAGTCATAACAAGTACATTCGGCGGAATAGTTGCGATTATAAGCGGCGCGATCATGGCAGTGAAAAACTTCATCGACATGTGGAAGAACGGCTGGGACATCATAAAAGCGATCCTGGAAGCTCTTGGCATAGCACTTGTGGCTGTAGGAGCGATCATTCTTGGCGCTCCGGCACTTATCACGGCAGTTATAGCAGCAATCGTATACGCTATCTCGCAGCTGGTCATTGTAATACATGACAACTGGGATGCAATCTGTCAATGGTTCTCGGAGGCGATCGAATCGATCAAGATGTGGTGGAACGATCTGGTTACTACCATGCAGATGAAATGGCAGGAATTCACAGACTGGTGCGCTACGACCTGGGAAGGCATCAAAACAGCCTTTATCGAGACGTGGACAGCGATCCAGGAGTTCTTCATAGAAATATGGACGGGAATATCCGAGTTTTTCGTTGAGATATGGACCGGGATCCATGACTTCTTTATTGAGGTATGGGAGAGTATCCGGGAGTTCTTTATGGAACTGTGGGATTCCTTTATCGAGAAGGTTCAGGAATGCATCGACGCGTTAATCGAGATAATCACAGGAATGTGGGACAGAGCGAAAGAATGGTTCGAAAGCGTAAAAGAAACCATCTCGGAGCTCATAGATGCCATAGTAGACTTTTTCAAGGATATGTGGGATCGCGCCTTGAAGTGGTTCGATGATGTCAAGTCCACAGTATCTGATTTTCTTCAGGCCGTACGTGACAAGATACAGGAAGGTATCGACTGGATCAGCGAGAAAGCCCGCGATTTTATTGAAAGAGCAAAGCGAGCCATAGAGGAATTTTTCGAACATATTGTCAAAAAAGTACAGGAATTCAAAGAGAAGATCACAAACGCGATCTCGGAGCTTTTTGAAAAAATAAAGTCAAAGATTGAAGAAACATTTGACTGGATAAAGAGCACTGTCAGAGATTTTTTCGAAAGAGCAAAACAGGCAGTCGAGGAATTCTTCGGCCATGTATTTGACAAGGTAAAAGAATTTAAAGACAAGGTCATTGATACGCTCCAGGAACTGTTCGACAAAGCGAAGCAGAAGTTCGAAGAAACGATCAAAATGATCCGTGATAAGATCGAGGAAATCGCCCAGACTGTCAAGGAAAAGATTGAGAATATCATAGAAACGGTCAAAAACTACCTTGAAATGATCCGAGACACGGCGAAACAGAAGATTGAAGAAATCTACGAGACGATCAAAGAAGGTATAGACAGGCTCATCGAGGGCATCGTCGAGTTTTGCCAGAAAATTATCGATAATATAGTCCAGCTTGCAGAAGACATCGCCACATCAGTAGGTGATTTTGTAGAGGGCATGGTCGACACGATACTCGGATTCGGTGATTCACTTTGGGAGGCCGGGAAAGAGCTTCTTGAGCAGTTCTGGGAAGGTCTGAAGAGCGTCTGGGAGGCTGTTGTCGCATGGGTCGAAGACAAGTTCGGTTCGATCGTCGGAAAAGTGCAGGATATAGTCGACAGAGTCAAATCGGCAGCTGACAGCGTGACCGGCGGCATGGTGAGTATGGTATCGAATGCGGTATCATCAGTCAGATCAACCTGGAGTTCCGTCACAGGATCTTCTTCGACAAAGAAGAGCAACAACACAAAGACGTCAAACAACAAAAGAGCTGTCAACGGCTATCATGCAGACGGACTCGATTATGTTCCGTTTGACGGATATATCGCCGGACTGCATAAGGGCGAGAGAGTCCTTACGGCTGAAGAAAACAAGGTATATTCCGGCGGTGATGTAGTGAAGGCAATAGACAACCTCACTTCATTAGTGGCCAAAGAGATGGCCATGCAGCAACAGATCCTGAACAACCTCAATTTTGAAGTTAACGGCAGGGAGTTCGCAAGGCTCGTGAAGGCGGTAGAGTAATATGCTTGAAACACTCAGATATGTTAACCATATAAACGAAGAGCTGAAATTCGGAACCGGCGGCGTGTTCGTTAATTACAACGAACTACATGATTACCTCTGGAAATACCAGGTCCGCGGCGACAAAATATCCTATCTGTATCGCGGAGTAGTCGAGAAGGTTGTTCCGGTGGTTATCGCCTGCCAGGATCCGGACAGAGGCATTCAAATTATTAATCAGCTGATGGAATACACGGAGCGGGATATTCTCGTTAAATCTCCGGGAAGGATTTACATCGGCGAATATTATCTTGACTGCTATGTGATTGGTTCTACTAAAGGTGATTATCTTGCAAAACGCGGATACTTAAGAGCAGAGCTTAGGGTACTGACCGATCAAGCTGCCTGGATAAAAGAAACAAAGTTCACATTCAGTAACTCTTCCGGAGGCGGTCAGGCCGGCGGGCAGGGCCTGGATTATAACTTTGACTATCCGATTGATTACATGAATCCGTATACCAGTAGAACGGTAAACAATACAGGTTTTGTCGGATCCGATTTCAGAATGGTCATATACGGACCATGCGAGAATCCTCATGTCGCAGTCGGTGAACATGCTTACGAAGTAGACTGCGGAGAGATAGCGGCTCATGAATATCTGACCATAGACAGTAAAAAGAAGACCATAATCCTGACACATGCAAACGGATCAAAAACAAACGTCTTTAAGTACCGATACAGGGACAGCTACATATTCGAGAAGATGCCGAGCGGTGAAACACAGGTAACATGGGACGGCAACATGATTTTCGATATAACCCTGTACGAAGAGAGAAGCGAGCCGAAGTGGACAGAGACGGTTCCGAGCTCTGCAGGAAATCAGGACTCACCGGGAGCAGGAAAGTATGTCGCGGGTCCGGGCATCGACATCACTGCAAACGTTATCTCTGTGAAGACATCAGTGCTTAACGAGATCAGCGATGCAACAGCTGCAATCGGAACACTTCGGAACCTGACTACAGACGATAAGTCAAACCTTGTCGGAGCAGTCAACGAAGTGAACGAACCGGGTATTTACGTAGACGAGGATGGATACTTATGTCAGAAAACTTGATATACGCGGATGAAAACCGGGAGGATGTCGGCGTCCTGATGGACTATCAGTTCGATCTGGCCTTCGGGACGTCGGAAAACGACTTCGAGCTTCAGGTATCCATAGATGATCATGTACTACAGGAAGACTACTGGATTTACATCGAGGGCACGGAGTACGGTGGCATTGTGGACGACATCGCAGTCAATACGGAGACAAAGACTGTCACGTACAAAGGCCGAACATTCCACGGGATCATCGCCAGTAAGATTGTGTGTCCGGATTCCGGTCAGGACTACTATATCATCACGAATAAAGATGCGAACGCAGCGCTCGCGACGCTGATAACCCGGCTCGGGCTGGGAGATCTGTTTGCAGCGTCAACCGACAGCTCCGGGATAACTATTACGAGGTATCAGTTTTATAGATATATCGACGGTTATGGAGGCATGCGTAAAATGCTCAACAAGTTCGGCGCGAAGCTGCATATGGAGTGGCACGAAGAACAGGTCATTCTGTCAGCTGTTCCGTATGTATCCTATGACGACGAAGAGCTTGACAGCGATCATGTTAATTTTGCGATCAATCAGGTTTTTAACCCGGTCAATCACATGATCTGTCTTGGGCGCGGAGAGCTCAAAGACAGAATGGTTGTTCATCTATACTGCGATGAAGACGGAGATATCTCTCAGACACAAACCTTCACAGGACTGGAAGAGAGATGTGAGGTACTTGATTATCCGAACGCGGAGAGCGAAGAGGAGCTTGTCACGGAAGGAGAATCAAGACTTAAAGCGGCATGGAACGCTTCTCTTGTAGATATAAGACTCGATGATGAATATACCTTCGATATCGGAGACGTGATCACGGTCTCGGAAATAGTGACAGGCGTGCACCTGACACGCTCGATCACGAAGAAGATCGTCACGATAGACAAAAATGTGTTCAGGTGTCAATACGAAGTAGGAGAACAATGATATGGCATTACACTTAATCACCGGATATGCGGGAGCCGAGCATGTTCAGGCAGCAGATCAAGGCTCATTCAACATAGCGGCATTCGGAAACGGTCAGTATGTTCTTGATCACGGTTACAAGTTCGCAGCTTCACTTCTTTCCGGGAACACCGTTCAGATCAAGGACGGAGATATGCTCATGCAGGGCCGTCACATCAGACTGGCAGCGGGCACGGTGGAAGAGCTGACCATAGACAACGGCACGCAGGGCATGCAGCGCAAGGATCTCATATGCGCGAGATATACGAAGAATAATTCAACCGGAGTCGAAGTAGCTGCTCTTGTAGTAGTCAAAGGAACGGAAGCCGCAAGCAATCCCTCGGATCCGACGATCAATGAAGGAAATATCACGGATGGAAGCGACCTGATCAATGATTTTCCGTTGTATAGAGTAACATTGAACGGACTCGAACCTACATTATCAGAACCACTGTTCGAGGTACACAAAAAGGTCGAGGATGCTCTTGAAGCACTGGACGATATTGATGAAGTGAAAGCGCAGCAGGCGAAGGATTTTATACTCTGCAACAAGCAGGCACTGACATTCTCCTCGAATATATGCACGATCCAGGACGCGAGGATAACAGCAGACTCTCTCGCAGATGTTTATTTCACATCAGCCTGTTTTACAGCAGCTCAGAAGGCATCTGTTTCGGTTGAAACATCTGCCGGAGCTGTTACGTTAACAGCGGCGAGGACTCCGGAAGCGACATTGACAGCAACTATAAAGATAAGGGTGATCTGATATGAGAGGAAAAACTAATATCGGGGACGGAATGTCCTTGAATGCGAATACAGTTAATAAAACAATCAAATCCGGACAGATTTCAGCCGGGGACTTTGTCGAATACTATTCAGATACTCCGTATATTGAACAATCGAGCGATATCGACTTCGTATTCCCTTTCGGTGATTATTCAATAGCACTTACCGGCGGCGTAATCACGGCATTCAAAAACGGAGAGGCTGTAGATTCATACGCGGACTACAACTGCCAATATATCGGGAAAGACGATAATGATAATTATATAGTATTTCATGACAATTCAGCAGGTATTCTGGGCGTGCTTGCCATAGACGATGACGAGTTCGAACTGGTGAATACATTGCAAACATCAGATACTACAGCCGCAAGGACATATATAACAATCGGCGGAGGAAAAGTATGCTATACAAAAAGACGTTATATAGATTCATCACACGATTATATTGATATAGGGGTTGCGAGTATATCGGCGGCCGGAGTGCTATCTGGTTTTAATCTTACATCAGTAACTGAAGATAGTTCACACAAAATGGCTTCATCAAATAGTTTCGGCTTCATCGGATACTCTAGCGGATTTCACTTTGTATATGCGGATTACGAGACCTCCAATTTTAAATATATCGCCCATATTGAAATAGGCTCAAATAATACGGCATCGATATCCTCATATACCAGTTTAGCAACACTATCTAAAAGGAGTCCGCGATTAATATATAAAAAAGGCAATATTGCTGTAATAACAAGTAGAGATAGTTCAAGCGGTTATCAGGGATATATACATATACTCAACTTCGTAACGGGTAACATCACGGACAAAACAATCGCTGATTATGGAGAAATATATTCCTTCATTAATGAAGGCAAATTCCTCGCATCCGGCAAAGGCATTTTTACAATTAGATACAGTAATGGCTCATACACAACTTATATAGTATACAAACTCAAACTGTATGAATTCAATGAGAACACATATGAAATTTCATTAATCGATGAAATAGTATTGAATGATAATTACAGCGGTTATCCGCAAAACTTTCCGTTTAATTGTTTCAGCCTGGCTATAGATAAAAATGTTGCCGGAATAGATAACAACAATATCTATGCTCAAATAAAGGGGATAATTACCGGGATGAATGGCAGCACGCACGCCCTTATTTATCAATGGTCAAAAAATCTCTATTTGTATGAAATTATTAACGGAAGTTTGCAGGAATTAACGGATCATGATTTCGTCAGACCATATCAGGCCGGCAACCCGATCGGAGTAGCGAAGATAAGCGGAAACACAAACGATGTTATCCCTGTATACATCCCTACACCGGCAGTATAAAAGGAGGTATCACATGAGCAAGATCACACGAGGCACTACGCCGTCAATTACATTCAAGATAACCTCCGATATTGATCTCACGACTCTGACCGAGATATGGCTCACGGTAGCAGATGAGCTCACCGACGCGGAGAAGACTTTTTATCTGTCAAAGAACGAGGTCGCGGTCGACAGCGAAACGAAGACAATATCCGCGACGCTCTCGCAGGAAGATACGCTGTCCTTCAAGTCAAAGACAGTACAGGTTCAGATCCGGGCAAAAGATAACAGTGATCTGACATATGCAACCGAGATCATATCCCTGTCGCTCTCACAGATCCTTAAAGGCGGGGTGATCGAATGATAAACACAGCTTGCGAGATGTCCTCTGCACTGACAGCCGATGGAATGATCATTCCGGGTAGCCTGACAGCCGGGAACGTAACTCTCGAAGGTGAATTCAACGCATCTACGGGCGACCAGCTCCCGAGCACACTGTCTGTCAGAGACAATGTCATTCAGGGAGGACTCTCACCGGGAGATATCCTCCTGGAAGGACAGTTCGATGTAAACCCGGACGGCCGGCTCCCGAATTACACGGGAGACTACACGGCCATCCCGAAGACATACGAACAGACGCTGGCCACAAAGAATAAATCCATGACAGGCGATGTTGTTATTGAAGAGATCCCATTTTCCGAAGTGAGCAATCCCTCGGGAGGGAACACGGTCAACATTGCTTACATTCCATAGGAGGTTAAAATGGCAAATAATCCATATGTAAACAAAGTCATATACGGGAGCGAAACGCTTATTGATCTGACCGGTGATGATGTTACAAGATCAGACGTACTGGCAGGCATCAAGTTTCATCTTCCGAGCGGAGAAGATACCGAAGGAACCTGTACCTACGATGCTGACACATCTGATGCGACGGCAACTGCCGCAGAGATCCTGGACACAAAGACAGCATATAAGAACGGATCAAGGCTTGTCGGCTCTATGCCGAACCGCGGAGCAGTAACTCTGGAAATCGACAATCTGTCAAGCAAGTCGATACAAAACGGATATCATGACGGATCCGGAACCGCCGCGATCAAATCGTCAGAAGCGGCGAAGATCATTCCGGGAAACATCAAGGACGGGATTCAGATCCTCGGAGTCACCGGATCCTACACCGGCGAAGGCGTAACGGCGCAGACAAAGAGCGTAACACCTTATACCACGGCTCAGGAGATCCTTCCGGATCAAGGATATGACTATCTGGCCGAAGTTGATATTGCAGCGATCGCATACGTCGAAACAGACAACGCAGCCGGAGGCAAGACCGCGACGATCGGAACGGTAGCGCCATCATAAATGAAAAGAGGTAGAAAATGGCAAACAATCCATATGTAAACAAGGTTCAGTTCGGCAGTGATACGCTCATCGATCTGACAAGCGATACGGTCTCCCCTGAAAAAGTTCTTCAAGGGGAGACTTTTCATGATAGATCAGGGGCTCCACAGCAGGGCGCACTGATAACTCATAACGTCATAGATTCATTAGACAGTACAAGCTCGACGGATGCTTTATCTGCAGCAAAAGGGAAAGAACTGAACGATCAGTTCACAGCACTGGGACTATACGTCGATAGTGACGGATACCTATGTCAAACAATAAACAGCTAGGAGGAAATACAAATGGCAGCAAATGAAAGAATAATCACTGACGCTACGGCGCAGACAATAAGAAACGCAATCGATCAACTTACACTCGCCCTGGGAGGAGAACCGGAGGGCCCGCTGGCATCCTATGAGGCGAACGTGCTACCTGTAAGAAAAAAAGATATCACAAACGACTTTTTCAACGGAGATCTCAGGAGCGAGATCGCGGCAGGAAACTTCGCTCATGTTCGCCCGGGCGACTACATTATCGGACCGTCCTCCGGAACGACATACTATGTCGCGTGCTGTGACTGGATGTATGGCAAAGGCGACCAGACTAACGCAGCAGCTCAAGCAGGAGCATACGGAACACACCATCTCGGTTTGATGGTATATAAACATAACGGATCCACGAGAATGTGGTGCGGATATACTAATGCCGACAGAACGGCAAAAGTCTCCGCGAATGATAAAGGAGCTTGCCCCTGGAATGCAGCAGCCGATGTTGATCCGACCGACACCGAAGCTGCAGGACAGAACAACACAAATATTTCAAGGACATATAACGGCGCAAGCAAATCAGCGTATCTCGGCAGTTTTATCCGTGAAAGAATTGACGCAATCATCCTTGAAGAAGACTTCAAGGCGGATTTTGGCAGTGCCAATGTTCTGAAGTTCAGAAACTGGTTATCAAAGTCAATAAACACAAACGCGGTCAGCGGAGGATATACTGGATGGACCGGAGCGGCAAGTGGTAACGACTGGGTTGACAGGTATATAGATCTTCCGAGTGAAGTCGAGGTTTACGGAGCAAGGATAGTATCAAGTGCGCATTATGACGTAGGAGTTCAGTGCGAGCAACTTCCGCTTTTCAGGAACGCTGGAATATATGATTTCTTCCCGAGGATGCCGTTCTGGCTGAAAGCTGTCGCCAGCTCCACGCTTGCGTGCGGTCGGACCAGCAACGGCTATGCGTACAGCTACAGCGCGAGCCTTGCTTTTTGGGCGTGCCCGCTTGCTTGCATTAAATAAGTATCCGCGCCCTATATGGG